GCAGCCAGGACAGCACCGGCGATGATTAAAACGGACCATATGATGATTGATATGAATGGCCGGTGCTTTAAACCGGGTACCCGAGGCATAGGAAGGGGTAATCCGGGTCCGGGCCGGAAAGATTATAGAATGGTACTTATAAACAAACACAGAAAGAACATGTAAAGGTATATAAATAGATCTATGAGTATATTATCAGATAGTACAGGTCAATCACTGGTAGCACGTAAGAGAGGCTGGGCAGATCTAGATCTTGCCCTTACCCTACATCCTATTAGGAAAGATATCATCCCTTTAAGAGATATAAGCGCAGTTAAGAACGCCGTGCGGAACTTGTTACAGACCAACTTCTATGAGAGACCCTTCCAATCGACCACAGGGGCCAATCTAAGGGGATTACTATTTGAACCGAACGACGTAATTACCCGGATAGCCATGAGAGAAGGCATCAAAGAGGTACTTACCCAATACGAACCGAGAATTCACTTGCAGGGGTTATACATAGAAGAGACGTCCCAGGGGAATGGCTTTAAAATTACGATTGCGTTCAGGGTAAAAGAAAATAGTTCTACCCAAGAGGTCGAATTAATTCTAAGAAGGTTAAGATAATTTTTTTTCTCCCGGTAATTTTTTCCCCGGGGTAATTAACACAGGAATAAGAAAAGATGGCAACAAATTTAAAAGTAACAGAGTTAGACTTTGATCAGATAAAACTGAATCTTAAGAACTACCTCAAAACCCAATCTACGTTTAATGATTATGATTTTGATGGGTCCGGTCTCTCTGTACTCCTTGATGTTCTTTCATATAATACTCATTACAATGCCATGGCCGCTCACTTTGCCCTTAATGAGGCCTTTCTTGATTCTGCCCAGATAAGGGGTAATGTTGTATCTCGGGCCAATCTGTTAGGATATACTCCTCGTTCTAAGTTAGGGAGTAGGGCAACGATTGAAGTAAAGGTCGATGTCACCGGTCTATCCGGTACTCCTACCGCTCTTACTCTTTCTCGAGGAACCAAGTTTACTTCTATTGTCCAGGGTCTGGAATATAATTATGTTGTTCTTGAAACACAGACCGCCACCAAGACGGCCAATGTATATACCTTTACCGATGTTGTAATAGCCGAAGGGACATACAAGACCCTTAAGTTCAGGGTAGATAATGATATCGCCATTCAGAAATTTCAGATATCCGATAAGGATGCCGATACAAGTACTCTTCGTGTAAGGGTTCAGGCCAATCAGGAATCCACCTCTTATGATATCTTCTCTAAGTTTACCACTCTTCTTAATGTTACCTCTACCTCAAAGATCTTCCATCTTCAAGAGAATTCAAACGAGTATTACGAAATATATTTTGGTGATGGGGTAACAGGGTTCAAACCTACAAATAATAACATCGTCACAATGGATTATATCTTTACAAATGGAAAGGATGCAAACGGGGCCAAGACCTTTACGGCCGTCGATAATGTGGGAGGATATACCAATATTACCGTCTCAACAACCAGTAATGCCACCGGTGGGGCAGATCAGGAAACAATGGAGAGTATTAGATATAATGCTCCGCTTACATTTACTTCCCAAAACCGGGCCGTGACCTCCGATGATTATCGTGCGATCATACAAAGGGAGTTCTCTGACATCGATGCCATCTCTACATGGGGTGGAGAAGATAATGATCCGCCCGATTATGGTGCCATTTATGTCTGTATAAAACCCGTTCTAAACGATGCCCTCACCACAGATCAGAAGACAGAGATAAAGGATACCGTTCTGAAGGGAAAGAACGTGGTCTCTATCACACCTACCCTGGTGGATCCTAACTATACATACCTGGATCTTGACGTATACTTTAAATATAACAACAACCTTACGGATCGTACTTCGGTAGAACTCGCCTCTGTGGTAAGAGATACCATCGATGATTATAACTTTAATAACCTTAACAAATTCGATGGCGTATTTAGACATTCCCAACTTCTAAAGAGAATCGATTCGTCCGATCCTTCTATTCAGAACTCGACGGTTCGTCCTTTCATGCATAAGACAATCACACCTCTTGCCACGACAGATCTTAACAACCATACTCTTAACTTTACCGGTTCGTTCTATGTCAGTGGCTCTGCAACAGACTCTGTCATTTCCAGTTCCGCATTTCAAATAAACGGTGTCGATAACTGGTTCGGTGATGAGGCGGTATCCGGTCAGACCACACGAAGGGTATATGCATACAAGATTATTAATTCTCTTGAAGTAAAAACAATTTCGGATTGTGGAACGGTCAACTCGGCCACAGGTCAGATTATTCTAAATAACTTTGTACCCACGGATTCAACCGGTAATACGGTATATACCGATATTAAAATAACCGTGAAACCGGATTCCCTTGACATTGCACCAAAGAGAGATCAACTTTTAAATATCACTGCGGCCGGTGTTCTGATAACCCCTGAAATTGATACGATCGCAGTATCTGGTTCTACCGGTTCAATTGGATATACAACTACCTCGAGATTTAGGACCTCATAATGTCAATATACGGATCACATTCTGCCTCGCCCGGATATATAGAATCCGTTGCAAGCACTAAGCGGAAAACAAAAGAAGACATTAGAATAGAACAACTTATTCCGTCTGACATTTTGGATAACGCGGGTGGTATTAAGAATCTTCTCAAGGCCTATTATCAATTTAATAATATGGAAGAGTTTATATACTCTGCAGAAGAAATATTCTCTGATGTTATTCTAAGTGGAAAGGCGGTCTTTAGAATATCCGATCCGGAAAATTCGAACGATCATTTCTTTTCTGATTCTACAGGTGCAAACTCGACCGCGGTTATTACAAACGCCGATGGTTCAACTACACCTGTTTCACTTTCAAATGTTAATATAAACATATCGAATGGTAATGAATTACCCGGTTCATTGGCCACTTCGACTGCCATTTCCGGTAAAACATTTACGATCAACAATCTTTCGGCATATAACGGATTAACAATTAAGCTTACAACAAAGGTTACATATTGGGTAGGTCCTGGTCCATCATATGTTTTAAATGCCATTGAAGAGGCACTAAACATTGATGAGAATACCAATGATTATTTAGAACTTATGCAGAAAGAAATCGCTGCGGCCATTCCAAGAGATTTACAGGTTGATAAGAGAACATTATATAAATCAATTGTCGACTTCTATAAAGTAAGAGGCTCGGCAGATTCTATCGATATATTCTTTAGACTATTGTTTAATGAAACCGTTGAAGTAGAAGAACCGTGGGATAAAACACTTATTCCTTCTTCGGGTACCTGGATTAATGGTACATCAACCACTGCAACGGTTGCAAGTAATGTATCTTCTTCTACCGCGGTAACATTAAGTGAGGCAAATGCCGACATTCGTTTAGGTGCCACAATAACAGGAACAGGTATATCTGGTACCGTAACAGTATCAGGTATAACAGGAACATCTCTTACACTTTCTTCTGCACAAACTATTTCTGCCAATACGGTTCTAACGATTGTACAGACAGGTTCTTATGCAGATACAAAGGGTATGTTGAGTAATAATATTAAAATACAAGATTCTGCATACTATCAAAAATTTAGTTATCTTATTCGTACCGGTAAAAATCTGGCCGATTGGAAAAATGCATTTACAAAATTAGTACATCCGGCCGGTTTCAAATTCTTTGGAGAAATTTTACTCTTAACACAATTAACTCGAGCAGCATTAGGTGATAGTGATAAAGTTAGTTTACGAGTCGCAGGTGAAGGACCTACTCAGGCAAGTGCAGAATTAAGTGAACACGGAAATGAAGGTTTCGGTGTAGGCAATACAATGTATGCATATAAGGATATATACGGAAGAACAAATAGAAAAACATTATCATCAATACCAACTCTTCAACCGGGTGCAATTGGTGTTGAAGATTTCCCTATACTTGTTCAGGCATATGTGGCAATGTTCTCTCCTAATATTGAACCACGAATTAATAGGAATGCAACAACAACCGTAACACTTTCTAGTGGTGCAGTTTCTACAATAACTCCTGTCGACAGAGGATATGGATATCCATTATCTCCTTCTGCTGTACCTACTGTAACAATTACGGGTGATGGAGGATCTGGTGCGACGGCAACATGTACAGTTGACGAATTAGGACAAGTAGATACAATAACAATTACGGCCGGTGGATCTGGATATACTTCGGCCTCTGCTTCAATAAGTGCGAATGCCGATGCAGGAAAACTAAATGAAATTATATTAAGTAACTTAGGTGATAAGAGATATAGAACTGCACCAACAATTGTAATTGACCCTCCAACTTCTACAGATGCAGAAGGTGTTTTACTTGGATCAAACGTTACTGCAACTGCACATTGTAATCTAGATGCAGAAGGTGAAATAACAAGTGTAACTATAGACAACGTTGGTTATGGATATGTTTTAGATCCTGTATTGAAAATTGGATCTACTGCCTCTGGTGAAACAAGAGCACAAGATATTAAACCAATATTAATATTATTACTTAATCATCTTGAAGATATAACACGAACAATTAACGGAAACAATCACTTCAATAATAAACGTGATTATGATTCCATAACTAAATTTAGAGACGAGACGCCAATAATACATTACTCTTCGAATATTATTCAAGATGGCCTTGGAACTAGTATAAATAGATATAGCTCATTAAGTAATATTGAACTACAAACATAACGGGAAACAATCATGACAGCAATAGTAACAACACCTTTTAGAGTCCTCAATGCGGAGAACTTTAAAGCCGACGTAGTGGCAGGCGGTATGTATTTGGGCATTGGTAAATCAGATGTATGGTCTTTAACGACTTCAGATACTACAGACACAACGGCCTTTACTCCTTACGATACCAAAGATAATATCCATGAAGCATGGAAAAATATGTTAGGTCTTAAAAAATTAACAGCGGCCGATATATCACATGTGGTACCTAGACATACATGGAAATCTGGTGATACATATGTTGAATGGGATTCTGATCAAGCAGATATATATGATAAAGCTTTTTATATTGTAACGTCAGAATTTAAAGTATACAAATGTATATATGCACCAGCTGCGACTTCTACTATTCAGCCAACTCAAACAAATACTGCACCTACTGCAGAATCTGATTCTTATATTTGGAAATACATGTATACGATATCAGTTGCAGATGCAGAGAAATTCCTTACAACATCTTATATGCCGGTCAAGACTGTTTCCCTTGCCTATGCTAATGATGCTGCAGCAGAATCCGCTTTAACTGAATCAGATTATGCACAATATCTAAATCAAAAAGCCTCAAGAGATCATGCTCAGGCAGCAGGTATTGAAAGATTAGAAATGACCGCAAATGGTAATAGTAATTATACTGGTAAACCAACTGTAACAATTACGGGTGATGGAACAGGTGCTACAACTGTAGCGGCCGATATTACAATGTCTGGTTCAGGTAGTACACAAAATGTTGCTTCCATTACAATGGCACAGGCCAGAAAGGGTACAGATTATACTGTGGCCGAAGTTACAATTTCTGGTGGAGGTGGTACACTTGCGACGGCACGTGCGGTTATCTCTCCACAAACTGGTCATGGTGTAGATCCTGTACAAGAACTTGGTGGTTTTTATACTGCACTTAATACACTTCTAACAGGTACAGAAGCAGGAGATTTGGTTGTTGCTCAGGACTTTAGACAAGTATCTTTAATTAAAAAACCACTTAATTATGGAACAACTACTGTATCTACTGCAACAACATTAAGAGCTTTAAAATATCTTGATTTAACTGGATCAAATCCTACTGCTAACTTTGTATTAGATGCAATTGTTACCGGAGCAGGTGGAGCCAAGGCGTTTATTACTGAAATAGATGTAACAAATGGTAGATTATATTTTCACCAAAACTCTAAAACCGGATATAAGGCATTTGTTAATGGAGAAGCAATAACCGGTGTAGGAGGTGGAAGTGCAACTCTTGCAGGCACTGCCGTTGTAAATGGTGAAGTAGCCTACAATTCAGGTCAAATGATTTTCTTAGAAAATAGATCTCCTATTAATAGATCATCAAATCAGACTGAAGACATTAAAGTAATAATTGAATTTTAATATACTAATTAGTATATAACCGTAAAGAGAAAAATATGGCAGACGTATATAAACCAATCACGAAAATAACAAATTATAGGACTAGTCCTTATTATGATACTTTCGATGAGAGAAATAATTATCATAGAGTTTTATTTAGACCAGGATATGCTGTTCAGGCAAGAGAGCTTACACAATTACAAACAGCATTCCAAGCCCAAATTGATAGACATGGTCAACACTCATTTTCAGATGGTGCAGCAGTTGTTGGTAGTGGAACTACCGTCGATACTGAATATGCATACATAAAATGTGAAGATGAATTTTATTCTACGGTTGCAACAGGATCAGGTGCTGCATATGATACGAGTACATATATTTCAGAGTTTGTTGATAAAACTATTATTGGTACTGATAATACCGGTGCATTTCAAGTAGAAGCAAAAGTATTGGCCGTAGTTGCAAATGGTTCAGGTCCTGCTCATGGTAGTAATAGTAACGATCCTATTACATTATACATTAAATATAATAAATCTGGCGGAACTTCGGCTACTAATAGAACAGTAAAAACCTTTGGAGCCGGTGAAGTATTTAAAACAACATCCGGTACTATTCGAGTTGGTAAAGTCCAAGGAGAACAAAGTGCAAGTGCTACAGAATATGTTGGTGCAATCGCATCAACAAATTCGGCATTAACTAATGGAACACAAACCGGTTTAGGTTCTGCCGTGCATATTGTAGAAGGTGTACGTTTTGTTTCAGGCTGTTTTACATATGTTCCAGGCGGCACATTAATATTAAACAAATATAATAATATTCCTTCATATAATGTTGGGTTATTAATATCAGAACAAATTATTTCATCAAATGAAGATGCAGATCTAGTTGATAATGCAGCAGGTCAACCAAATGCCTCTGCACCAGGTGCAAATCGATATAAGATTACATGTACTTTAATTGCAGAACCATTATCATTATCTGCCAGAACAACTGCAAACTATTTTTCTTTATTACGAATAGAGAATGGTATTACAAGTTATCCCACTAGAGGAGATAGTGTCGATACAGAATTAAACCAAAGATTTGCAGATAGAACATTTGAAGAATCCGGTAATTATACTGTTTCTCCTTTTGATATCAGTATAGACGAATATTTAAATGATGGTACGAACTTTGGTTTTAAAACTACAACAGAAATTATTGCAGAACAGGCAAGTGTAAATACAACTGCACAAGCAGAAACATTTGGTTTACCAAAATTAAATTTATCACTTTCTCCAAGTACTGCCTATGTTAAAGGTAAAAGAATAAAAACTTCTGCAGATACTAGAATTATATTTGACAAACCACGGGATGCTATAAATGATGTTGCAACGGCGAATGCTGCTATTACTACATTACCTTTAGGTAATTATATAAAGCTAACATCATCTACTATAAAGGGAATGCCTCAGATATCAACGATGCATACTCTTGTTTTAAATACTGGATCAATTGCTTCTCCAACTGCGGTAGGTACTGCACGTTGTAGAGGAATAGAAAAATTCGATGGAACTATACATCATTTATATATCTTTGATATTGTCATGACGTCTGGTACATTCGCTGCAGTAACAAATGTTTCACAAACTAATAGCGGCCAAGAAACTTTTGTGGCCACATTAGCAGGCACTCCTGGTGCGGCAGTTAGATATGACAGTGGACAATCAAGCTTTTTATATAAATTACCATTTTCTACAATACGAACATTAAAAGATGGAAGTAATAATGTAGATACAGATTATATAGTAAGAGCATATATGAGTGGCACAGTTGATTCTAGTGGAAACATTGTATTAACTTGTCCGTCAGGTGGTGTTCTTGCAAATGATGATGATATTCAAGTTGCAGTTGATACGAATGCAGTTGTAGAAGCAAATGCTGTGGCATCTGGTGTAGGTTCATCTAGTTTTACATTAAATTCTGCCGGACTTGATGGTATGTCACTTACACAAGGAGAGAAAGTTCAAGTTGTTGCATCAATACGAAGATTAAATAATTCTGGTTCTACAAGAAAAACAAAGACCATATATACTGATCAAACAAATACTATTACGGCCAATGGTTCTGCATCATATGGTCTAGGCAAAAATGATATTATAAAAATAAGAAGTATTACAGATTCAACTAATGCAGTTGTTACAAATAAATTTACTCTTGATAATGGACAAAGAGAAAACTTCTATGAAGAAGGAAATATTATTCTTAAAGGTGGAGAATCTGTACCTAATGGAAACTTAGTAGTAAAATTTGATTATTATGTTCATTCTGCAGGAGATTATTTCTGTGTAGATTCATATTATGATTCTAATACAAATTCAGCGGCCAATACAATATTATATGAAACTATTCCAACATTTAATGGTGTGAATGGTGTAGTTCAATTAAGAGACTGTTTAGACTTTAGACCATCAAAGGCCACAACTGGTGCCACAACTGGATTTGAATTTAGTTCAGGTACTAATGCATCTACATCTCTTGCCCCTTCACCGGGTACAATTTGTGAAAATGATATTAAATTTTATTTACCTAGAATAGATAAAATATTATTAGGCGATGATGGCATTTTTAAATATGTTAAAGGTACTTCGGCATTTCAGCCTAAGGCACCTGAAGATGTTGCAAACTCAATGACCTTATATGCAATTTCATGTAATCCATATGTGTTTAATGTTAAAGATGTTAAGGCAAATCCTATAGATAATAAACGTTATACTATGAGAGACATTGGTAAACTTGATAAAAGAATTAAAAATTTAGAATACTATACATCACTTTCTTTATTAGAAAAATCTGCGGCCGCAATTGAATTATATTCAGGAATAAATAGTAGATTTAAAAATGGATTTATAGTTGATGGATTCTATGGCCATAATATAGGAAATTCCGCAGATCCAGATTATAGTGTATCAATTGATAAAGTTCCTGGTACTTTAAGACCTAAATTTGATCCACGATCTATTAATTTAGTACGTGCTACTTCAGATCAAAGCAATAATGTATCATCTAACGGAGCAAGCAATGGTGTAACTGCCAAAGCCGTTAAGTCGACAAAGGGTGGTATTATTACAATGCCACATACTACTGTCGCACACATAACTCAACCATATTCAACTTATGCAGAACTTATAAATCCACACAACGTGTTTGCATGGGAAGGAACAATGAAGCTTTCTCCTGAAACAGATGAATGGAAAGAGGTTGATGTAAGACCAGATATAACAATTGATAATAATTCTATATATGATCAATTTGTGGCCATGGCAGAAGAGTCCGGAATATTAGGTACTGTATGGGATGAATGGGAAACTAATTGGACTGGTAAAGAAATTAATGAGAATAGTTATAATCAGATCATTGGCGGTCAACAAACATTAGTTCGAAATGGTCCAGATGAACAAACAGACTGGGGGTTCGGTAATACCCGTCGGGAAGAAGTTACAACAACTGTCACTGCAACAACATTAACTGGTACACAATCGCGATCTGGTTTATCTACATCAGTTACTTCAGATACTGTAACCAAAGAAATTGGTGATTATGTTGTTGAAACAAACTTCATACCATTTATGAGATCAAGAAAAATCTCATTTGATGCCGAGCTCTTAAAACCCGAAACAAAATTATATGCATTTTTTGGAGGCATAGACATTACTGCTTACTGTAAGCAATCTGCATATTCATCAGGTAGTTCTCATGTAGATGCAGATTTTAGTGAATTTTCAGATCAAACTAGTGTAATTACATATGAAGGTGATACATCATTATCTGGAGGAGGAACTCTTGTATCTGATTCTACTGGAAGATGTGTAGGTCAATTTGTTATACCAAGAAATGATGTTTTAAAATTTAGAACAGGTGTTAAAGATTTTAAAATAACAGATTCATCTACTAATAGTGCTAGTGCAGATACACATGCATCTGCAATATACTATGCATTAGGTATACTTGAAACACATCAAAAAACTATACTTTCAACCAAAGTTCCTAGATTAGTAACAAGAGAAGTTGGTGAAAGAGGTGAAGATGTAAAGAAAACTACCACTACTTCTAAAAACGAACATGTAAGATGGATCGATCCTCTTGCACAGACATTTGTTGTTGATGGTAAAACTAATACTACATATACAGAAGGTGATCCTCCGGCCGAAACTGGTATATTTGCAAAAAGTTTATCTCTATATTTTCAAGCAAAAGATGCCGGTGTTCCAGTTCAAATTTCAATTAGATCTGTAGAAAATGGATATCCAACACAAACAATTGTTCCTGGTTCTGAAATAGTTTTATATCCTTCTGATATTAATGTATCGGCCGATGCATCATCTGCAACGACTGCAAGCTTTGATTATCCTGTTTATCTAGATAAAGATACCGAATATGCTATTATTCTTATTGCAAATTCGGCAGTATATAAAGTTTTTGTATCAGATATTGGTGGATTTGATTTAACAGATACCACATATAGGGTTGTTTCTCAACCATATAATGGTGTATTCTTTACATCTGCCAATGCATCAACATGGACGGCCGAACAAACTAAAGATCTTAAATTCATTTTAAATCGTTGTTCATTTCCAACAACAGGCAAATCAGAAATTATTGTTAATAATGATGTTATACCTCCTAAAAAATTGGGTGTTACACCATTAGAATACTTATCGAATTCTACTAATACTGAAATCAGAGTATATCATCCAAATCATGGTATGTATGGTTCAGGTGTAAGTAAAGTAGATTTAACTGGTTTTGTTGCAGAGAATGGTGTAACTGCGACACAAATGAATACTACTCACACAATCAAAGCAGATTCAAAGGCTCTTGATTCTTATGTTATAACATTAAGTGGTATAGAATGTACAGACACAGGTATTGTTGGTGGTGGACAAAATATGACAGCAACAGAAAATCAAGTATATAATGTTTTAAATCCAAGAATACAAAATGTTCAAATACCTGGTACATCTTTAACAGGATATTTAACCGGTAAAACTGGTTGCTCTGTCGATGGATCACAAACGGCATTTAGTACAGTTGCAGAACAAGAAATTTTACTTAATAAAAACTTTTTACCTACTGTACCTATGGCCATTGCTGGTTCTAGAATTGAAACAGATCTTTCTACAGGTAAAGGAATAAGTTTAAGAATTGAATTAGATAATGGTGGTAATGAAAGAATATCTCCGGTTATTGATTTAAACAGATCTTCATTAACAACAATTCAAAATAGATTAAATGATCCTGTTGCAAATTCAACTAATTATACTAATGTTAAACAAGGTACTCTTGTTGCAGAAACTGTCGCAAACGGTACATCGGCCGCGGCTAAATATATTACACGTAAGGTTGAATTAGCAAATGAAGCAGATTTATTAGATGTATATATAGGTGTAAATAGACCTTCAGACACAAACATAGATGTATACTATAAAGTTCAGGCAGCAGGTCAAGATACAAACTTTAATACATTAGCATGGATAGCGGCAACTCCTGAAAATACAATACCAATAAATGATGGTGGAATATTTTCAGAAGCACATTATGCAATTGATCCGGCTATTGGAAAATTCTCATCTTTTGCAATTAAGATTGTATTAAGATCTAAGAACAGTTCTAAAGTTCCGCAGTGTTCAGATTTTAGAGCAATAGCAACATTATAGGAAATAGTATGGCACAGAAGACTGCAAAAGTAGAAGAAAATTCAGATCTAATGAGAGATCTTACTTCTAATGCTATTATAAATACTAATAGTAATGCATATAATGTAAGGCTAAATCAAATAGCGAAAGAACAATTAGATCTGCAGCAGTCTGCAGATATTGAAAATCTTAAAACAGACATAGCAGATATCAAAAAGCTACTAAAAACATTGGCGAGTAAATAATGGCAATTAAAAAAGAAACAAGAATATTAAAGACTAACACCTTTGAAGGGTGGAGACAAAAAGATAATCAAATCTCTTTGCATCTAGGAGATGTATCAGAATTAGATACTTTAATTAATGATAAAGAATATTCTACTACGGCAAGTGCAGGAGATACTGTCTTTGCTGCTACTCGCTTTGAATTTTTAAATGAAGAAACTTTAGATAGTATTAATGATTATATTATTCTTAAAAATAATCCGTCTGTTCCATCATCTTATGTTACTAATGCTACTGTCTCTCAAACGGGTGGATTTACTGCTACGATCGTAAGCGTAATTGGTACTACAAAAATTTATATTAAGAATTCTTCCGGAACATTTAATGCTTCACAAAAAATTACTGTTGGTTCAGATGATATTGTGGCTGCTAATGTTTCTAGAACTGTATCAGAGGCATATCCTAAAGGTTCTATCAGAGTTTATAAAAATGGAACAGAACAACTTCAGACTTTAGGTGAACCTCAAGGGTTTCATGTTGTTAATTATCAATATGATATCACTCTTACAGGATCTCCTACTTTACCGGCCACCTTCACTGAAGGTGCAACAATATTCCAAGGATCAAATGATGTTGTTGGAAGTGCCACATGGTCTGGTGTAATATATGATATTACTGCCACAAAGATTAGATTAAAATCTGCATCAGGTACTTTTAGTGTTAGTACACTCTTAAGAGTTGATGGAAATACTGGAGCAAGTAATCAGATAGCAGCTGCCAAAATATCAGATAGTGCAGTAGTTGATTATTCTTATGGAAGATTAATTGAACTTCATACTGGTGTTTCAGCAAATGATGTTATTAAAATAGATGCAAACAATGTTGTAGAAGCTATCAACGAATTACAAGATGATATCGGCGATGTTACTATAATCAACGATGCTACCGGATATAGCGCAACACAGGTTGCAACTGGAATTACAGAAATTCAAGGTGATATTGGTGATATCACTGGATTAGGTACAACAACCCAATCCAATTTAGTTTCATCTATTAACGAAATAGAAACAGCCGTAAGAGGAAGTGCTGGTAACTACACACTTGGAACAGCAGCAACAGATTTAGTTGCGGCTGTAAATGAAATAGAATCAGTCTTCGATGCATCAACACACGAAATTAGTGCAGGTTCAAATGCGTTTGATATAACATCAGGGGAATTTACACTTGATTCTTCTGGAGTAATTAAACTTGATGCACACGATAGTGGTGAAACAAGATTTCTAGATAGTGGTACACAATATCTATATATCAAGAAAGATAGTACTACTGGTGTTATAGAAAATGTAATTCAAGACGGGGATTTAAATTTTAGAGGTAATGATGGTGGTTCACCAATCACTGCTCTTACGCTCGACATGTCAGATGCTGGTGCAGCTACATTTAATAACGATGTAAATGTTGGAGCTAATTTAGATGTTACTGGTACAGGTACTATTGACGGTAACTTTGCAGTTGGTGCAGATAAATTCAATGTTACTGCAGCCAGTGGTAATACACAAATAGATGGAACACTAAGTGTTGATGGTAGCTTTGCGGTTGGATCAGATAAATTCAATGTTACTGCTTCAAGTGGTAACACCCAAGTCGATGGAACATTTAACGTAGATGGAGCCACAACATTAAATGGTACTGCCATTGATGGTAACCTAGACCTTAACGGCTCAGCCGATGTTTCAGCAAGTATTGTTATTCACGGTAATATAGATGTAGACGGTACTTCTAACTTTGATGTTGTAGACATTGACGGTGCCGTAGATATGGCAACCACTTTAGGTGTTACCGGTAATACTACTATCGGTGGTATTCTTGATGTTGGCCAATTAAATACTAAGTTCACAAATAGAAATAATGTAAAACTTGCACTTAACGAATTACATGACGAAGTTGGTGTAGGTGGAAATGCATTTAGTGCATTAACAAATCATTCAACAAGTGGTCAAACAAATATTACTTCTGCAGTTGTGGCTATCAATGCAGATATTGGTGACGTAAGTAGTAGTAATACAATTCTAGATAATAGCGGTAATCATGCACATAAATCTGCCACTGTAAGTGGAGTCTTAGACAATCTAAGTGCGGCAATTGTTTCAAACGATACAGATATTGCAGGTAATGATACAGATATCTCTACTATTAATACAAAACTTGGAACTATCTCGGCCGCCGGTATGGGAACATCAGCATCTACAGTAAGTACTGCAATCGCAGAATTACATGGTGAGATTAATGGTAATGATACAGATATTACTGCATTACAAGGTAATGGTTCAAGTACTGGTAGATTACGATTAGATAATACCGGTACACAAACAACTGCGGGTAATATTACATTCGGCGGTTCTAAAACTATTAAAATACACAGTGATGCTACATTAAATGTTGAAGGAACACTTCTAGTTGGTGGAGCCGGTGGTGGTTCTCTTACCTACGCAACGGCATTTATTACTATTGCAGGTGAAGCTAATGTAGAAGGTTTAAAAATTGACAGATCTGAAATTACTGGTGGTAATTATTTAAATACTAATGATGCCACATTAAAATGGAGAGACACAAAGGTTGCATCCGGTGCTAATAATAAATCTCATAGAGCATGGCAATTTGACGGATTTACTAATGCTAGTACTCCTGTAGCAAACACAACAGACGTTGTAACATTCTATAATGCAAAAGATTTACTTAAAAATCAAACAGCGGCCAGTGGAAGCTCAGAGGTTTATGGAGCATGGACAGCCACAACAGATTCAGAAGGATTTAATTTACATCTAAACAATTCAGGTGTAACCGCGGCCACATATGGTTCTACTACAGCAATACCAGAAATAGTAATTGATGCAAAGGGTAGAATAACTTCTGCTACTAATAGAAATATTGCAACAGCATTAACAATTTCATCAGACGGTTCTGGAGATAATGCAGTTGATCTTCTAACAGAAGTATTAGAAATTTCTGGTGGAACTAACATTACTACAACCACCCAAACAAATGGAATAACAGTTAACTTAAATAATTCTGTTACTCATTCAGGAACATTAGATGTTACCGGTGCAGTAAACTTTAATTCAACAACTGATGCAACAAGTGCAACCGCAGGTGGATCATTAACCGTAGATGGTGGAGCAGCTATTGCCAAGAAGCTTTGGGTTGGTACTGATTTAGATGTAACAGGTAATGCAGTAATTGATGGTAACTTAACCGTTAGTGGTACCACAGTAAGTGTTAACGCGACTGATTTAGAAATTACAGATAAAAATATTCTATTAGGTAAAGGTTCAACGACCTCTGCTACAAACGCTGGTACAGGTATCACGTTCGGTGAATACGGTGCAGCTGCTACATTTAATTATTCACATTCTGGAACTAAGCTCGTAGCCAACAAATCAATACAAGCAACAAGCTTTATTGGTAATGTATCAGGTTCTGCAACAACTTTAGCAACTGGTCGTACAATTGCAATGACAGGCGATGTCACATGGACATCTGATAGTTTTAATGGATCAGATGATGTTACAGGTACATCAACCATTGGCGCTGAGAAGGTAAAAGAACCCCATTTAAATATTTCAAATGCTGGTTCGGGTGGTGATGTGTTATCTAAGGCTGCGAGCGGAGACGGTTTCACATGGACAACTATAGGTGCAGGAACAACAGTTGGGAAGCATGGAGCAACCCAAAGATCCGGTTCAATTTGGCTTAAACCCGGTACTAATGTTACAATTAATGAATCCCCGAACGGTACATTTGAATTTGCGTCTAGTTATGTAAATACACAATATACTGCCGGTACTGCATTAACCTTAGATGGTACCGAGTTTAATCATAACGATTATGCTACTGCGGCAACAGTCGGGTCATCAACAGGCAACGATGGTATTGTTATAAGAGAAATACAATATAATACTCAAGGACACGTTATATCTGCAGCATCAACAGATTTGGATGGTAGATACTTACAAAGTTTCCAAGTTGAAGATGGAGATGGTACTGAAGTTACAATAGGGCAGAATAAAGAATGGAAGTTTGTTGAAGGTAACGACATTGATATTAATTGGACAGATACTACTCCAGGTTCAGATGCGGATCCATTCGATCTAACATTTGCACATAAGAATACAACTCGAACTGATACTGCATCTTCTACATCTCCTGGTTATGGTGCAACATTCACCGCGGTCGATGATATTACTACAAATGCAAGAGGACACATTACTGCAGTAAATCTAAAAACAGTAACAATTCCTGCAACTGATAATACTAATCAACTAACAGTTTTCCAAATTGAGAATGATGCTGATGCAGATCAATTTAGTATTGGTCATGGTGATGGATTAGAGTTTCAGGCTGGCGGCTCATTAGCAGTTTCTTTTACTTCAAGTGAAAAGAAAGTAAAATTCTCTGATTCCTTAAATACTGCAACAGTAGCAGGTTATGTCAGTGCACCTGGCGCTAATAATGCGGATAAAGTTTGGAAGACATCCTCTAATGGTACTCCTGGTTGGAGAGTTGATGCTAATGATAATACATTCAGAACGATTTCGGTTGATACTACTGATAATGGTACTGCTGATACAACATTAGGAGCTACAGAGGAATTAAAACTTTTAGGAGGCACTGCTGTTACTCTGGCCGAAAGTGGTGGCCAAGTAACAATAAACTCTTCAGATACATGGAATGCTAATACATCTTCGGCCGATGGTTACGTAGCATCAGGTTCTGGTCAAGCAAATAAAGTTTGGAAAACAAATAGTAGTGGTGTTCCAGATTGGAGAACAGATGAAATAGGTTCTGATACATGGAATGCTAATACTGCAACAGTAGCTGGTTATGTAGCTGCACCTGGCACTAATAATGCAAGTAAAGTTTGGAAGACATCCTCTAATGGTACTCCTTCATGGCAAGCAGATGCAAATACAGAATATTCTGCTGCGACATCTTCGGCATTAGGCCTTGTTAAAATTGGATATACCGAAGATGGTAAAAACTATCCAGTTGAATTATCAAGTGATAAGATGTATGTTAACGTCCCTTGGACAGATACAACATATACTGCCGGTACTAATATGACGCTTTCCGGTACGCAGTTCAACTGTAGCGCTGATGTAAATCAGAGTGCATATAGTTATATCCAGGGTATGAATAGTAGTGTTAATACTACACTTCATGCAGCAGATACTACAACCGATACATTTACTTTATGTGCTGGGAATGGTCTTTCTATAACAGATGGTACAGATAAAATAACATTAACAGTTTCGTCTAGTCAGAAAGGTGTTGTTACATCATGGGGTGCAAGTGGCACTGCTTATCACTCAATGAATAGCAATCAATCAAGCATATACTTCTCCAGTGCAGAAGAATTTAGATTCACTTCAGGTGGTGATTTACATGCTGATGGTGATATTACTGCATTCTCAGGTACGATATCTTCTGATAGAAAATTAAAAGAAAATATTAAAGTAGTAGATGGAGCTCTTGCTAAAGTGTGTGAACTCGAAGGTGTTACTTTCGATTGGAAAAAGGATGGTAAAGCAAGTGCCGGTGTTATTGCACAAAATGTAGAAAAGATAATGCCTTCTGCAGTTAAAGAAGTAGAGAGCTTAGGAGATAAAGATGATACTCATAAGGTTGTAGATTATAACCAACTTAGTGCATTGTTCATCGAAGCTATCAAAGAATTAAAAGAAGAAAATAATTATCTTCGATCTATGGTTGAAGAATTAAAAGATATAAATAGTTAAGGAAGTATAAGTTAATGGCGATATTATCAAATTTGACAGTTGACCAAGGTAGTACTTTTAGTGTCACAGTAGATATTACTGATGCTGATGGTAACATCTTAAATTTAACTGGATATACTGTAGCCGGACAAATTAGAAAGAATTATGATTCTTCTACATTTACTGCATTTACAGGTTCAGTTTCTAATGCGGCAATGGGAAAAATAACTCTCGCGTTAACTTCTACACAAACAAATGCACTTGCTGCTGGTAGGTATGTATATGACATAGAAATTACCAGTTCGGCTTCGGCTATAACAAGAGTATTAGAAGGGCAATTAGAAGTTACACCAGGAGTAACACGATAGATGGCAAATTTAAAGGCGAAGATTAGTGCACAGACTAAGTTAAAAGGAAAAGCTAAGTCGCAACAAACGCTTGTTGCACAAAGCGCCAAAATTGGTCAATTCGATATTGGTTTAGGAGAACTTAGTAACGTAGATACGGCAGGTCAAACAGATGGCGCAGTAATGCAATATAATGCTTCTGCTGGTAAGTATGTAATTACAACAACACTTGAGAACGAAAACCTCAATATAAATTCAGGAACATATTAATATGGCAAATTTAACAAGAATAAAGATATTAAATACGGGCGTAACCACTGCTGCTCCAAGTAATATCGCAACAGGTGAATTAGCCTATTCATGGGTAGCAGGAACACAGGCAAATAACGGTGATCGATTATATATCGGTACAGGAACCGAAAGCGGAGGAGTTGCTTCTGCGGTTAGTCTTATTGGTGGTAAGTATTTCACTCAAATGCTGGATCATGTACATGGTACAGCAACTGCATCTAGTGCGGCAATATTAGATGCTAATAAACATTTATCAGATGTAGCAATTGGTAGTTTACAACTTGGTTCAAGTGGTGGATCAGGTCAAGCAGTAACTTCCATTAGTACAAGTACGACATTAGCGGGTGCAGCCAATACACAATTAGTAACAGCTCTTGCGGCTAAGACTTATATAGATGCTCAAGTTACAGCACAAGATTTAGATATAACCGGTGATTCTGGTTCAGATTCAATTGATCTAGATTCCGAAGTATTAGACTTTAATGGTCTAACAGGTATTACAACTTCTGTTAGTTCTAACACAGTTAATATCGACTTAGATGATACTGCTGTAACACCAGCAAGTTATGGTTCACAAACACAAATTCCTACTTTTACTGTTGATCAACAAGGTCGTTTAACAGCTGCCGGTGTAGTTGCAGTTGCAACCGCATTAACAGTTGATGGTGATTCTGGAACTGGCGACGTTGATCTATTAACAGACGATTTAAGAATTATAGGTACTGCAAACGAAGTTGACACAGTCTCTTCAAAATCTGGTACAGATGTAACGTTACAAGTTGGACTTCCAAGCAATGTAACAGTTGCAAACAATTTAACAGTAACAAATACATTAGCAGTAAATGGTAATGTTACTTTAGGTAATGCCACAAGTGATACAGTTGTTATTGCTGGTAACCTAACGGTTAACGGTACTCAAACTTCTGTTAATTCAACTGAAGTAACGTTAGACGATCCAACAATGATGTTGGGTGATAATACTTCTTC